TTAATGTCAGGATTTCTTTGATTAAATTTTCTGTTGCACGTCCCTGAGCACCGATACTTCGAACATTGCTTTCATGAGCTTCTCGATTTCTTGCTAATCGCTCTTTAAGCTGTTCTAAATTTTTAGCAAAATCATCAGTTGCATCACTTGTTTCATTTGTGCTGCGAGATAAGCGTGCTAGTGTATTGATAAGCGAGAATGCAATGGTGATTAACCCAACAAACGGAATTGCTTTCATTGCAAATTTGAGTCCTATTGCAGCACCTGTTGCAAGTCCCATTGCCGTTGTTTTTTTGTTCATGGCTACTTCAGCACCTGTAGTGGCATTTTTGAAAATTGTCGTTGTTCCAGTGAGAAATTTTAAATTTTCTGTAACATTTCCTAATGACATTGTTGAGAGACTTAATGTTCGAAGTAATGTATCAAATGTTCCATTGACAATACTAGAGCCTGCATCTAGCAAACTAAACTCATTTACAGTACTACTTAGTGAGCCATTTAAATCATTCAATGTCTGTTCTAAACTTGAAATTGTGTCATTTAAATTTCGTAAGTCACGGTCATCAATGTCAATATTAATTCTTATTGTTTCGTTTTGAGTCATTAATTTTTACTCCTTTTTTGTTTTTAGGCATAATTAAAAGCACTTTGCATTAAATTGCATAAGCACCCTTAATCATTTATTAAATTTTACTCAATGTCTATTTATCAACAATAATTTTTCCATCTGAATCTAGTAGTGGTGTTAATCCTACACCAGCTCCTTGGCCAATTACATTAACCATGAAATATAAAACACCCGTTTCATTGTCTTTAATTATAGTCTGACGTCCTGACCTAAAATCTTCATTCTGATGTACTGTTATAAATCTTTTGTGATCTGTCATATTATCAACTCCATATTTTGATTGATAATATTATACCGCATTCATTATCTTGAGTAAACTAAATTTTTGATTTTTGCACCTATTTTATTTAATTGTCAAAGAACTTGCGTTCTGTTTGTCCAATTTTCCAATATGCATATTCCATTTTGATTCTCCATATGATATAATTGTGCATATTAAAAGCTTGGATATTGGTTGTTTTTACTTATTTGATTATCTCCTGCCAGAGTTTTCATACTAAGTCAAACACTGCATATTTGCGTGTGATTTTCATGTAAATCACTTTCCTTTCTTTTGATATTATTAAATGGATTGCGCTAGTGCTACAACACTAGGGCTTTTCCTATTAACATGAAATTCAAGAACAAAATTTTTCTATTCTTAACTTTCATCTTACTAGGAAATTGTCTGCTCTAAGCTCGCTTGCTCGCTCATTTACTTTTTCTAATTCCTCAGCATTTATCTCTAACGCTCTTCCAAAATCACATACTCCTTCTGTTAATTCTAAATATTCTTTTCTTAGTAATTCTAATTCTAAATCAATCTCAGCAAATTCTGCTGTGATTTCATTCAAGCGTATTTGATTCCCTTCTAAGGTTTCTATTGCATGAGCTAATCGTCCATAATAATCTGCCATGCCGAGAACTGCCAGCGAATTTTTATCCAACAATCCAGTTGATTTATCGTAAGCAAAATTCAGACCATCTATCCGATCATTAAGCTCACGAGCAATTCTAATAGCCTCGACCCTCTCTCCATTTGATTTTGATTCTTCCCCTTGTAATACACGTAATCGCGTGATTAATTCTTGGGTAGAACGCCTGTCATCATTGATTGCTTGGACACGCTCTTCATGACGCTTTCGACTTTCTTCCATCCGATCGTTTAGATATTCCATTCGATCTGCTAGTTCATCTGTCGCATTACTTGTATCATTTGTTCCGCGGAATAAGCGTGCCAGAATATTTATTAGAGATAAGGCCATGGTTAGTAATCCAACGAATGGTAATGCCTTCATGGCGAACGATAGACCTTTAGCCGCGCCAGCGGCGAGCCACATTGATGTTGTTTTTTTATCCATCGCTACTTGCGAAGCGCCTGTGGCAATTGAAAATAGTCCTTGTGTTCCTGTTAAAATATCTAAATTTTCATCAATATTTCCTAGCGACATTGATGAAATGCTTAATGTTCGAAGTAATGTGTCAAATGTTCCGTTTACAATACTAGATCCTGCGTCTAACAAACTAAATTCATTTGCGGTACTACTCAATGTTCTGCTCAAATCATTCAATGTCCGTTCCAAACTGGAAATAGTATCATTTAAGTTTCGCAAACTTCGATCATCAATATCAAAATTGATTCTTATTGTTTCATTTTGATTCATTGTTTTTCCTCCTTTTTTATTTTTCGGCATAATTAAAAGTACCTATATCAAATTTGCATAAGTACCCTTAATCGTCTATTCAGTTTTACTCATAGTCTAATTGTCAACAATAACTTTTCCATCCGCATCTAACAGCGGGGTCAATCCTACTCCGCCACGTGTCCCAGATGTGTTTACCATATAATACAAAACTCCTGTTTCTGTATCTTTTAGGATGGAATGTTCACCTTTTCCAGCAACACTGTTGTCATGTAATATTGTAAACCTTTTATGATTAGTAATGTTGTTCATATTATCAACTCCATATCTTTTTAACAACCTATATTTGCATACTTAATTTTATTCTTTTAAATAAGCATCCATCATTTTTGACTCTTATTTAGCTATTTTATCAATGATTGGTTTACCTCTGCATCTAGAAGTGACGTTAACCCTATGCCTCTGAACGATGTAAATCAAGCACATAATATAATACACCTGTTTCATTATCTTTGAGAATAGTATGCCCTCCTTATCTGATTTTCATCTATCTGCGTAATTCTTTGATGATTTGTGACTTTACTCATAGTATCAAATCCATTTTTTGATATTTTTATTTTATCATGGCTGAATGATTTATACTAGAGGATTGTGTGATTTCATAGTCATTTATTCAAAAATGATATTACTATAATTAGTAATCCAATCAATACCATGCTGAGTATCGTAATGAATATGATTTTTCGTTGCTTCAAGGCATTTTCTTCGCGTCTCTTGCCTTCTAAGTGCGTAATTTTTTCATGTTCTCGCTTAAGTCGTTCAAGTTCAGCTTTTCTCTTCTCTGCATCCTCTTCTAGTTTTTTCTGCTTTACTTCTATTATTTCCTCATTATATTTTTCAAGTCGCTTTTTAAATTCAGAATCTGCGAATCTAATTGCTTTTTGATAATTGATATACCCAGTTAATTCCTTATCATGCTGTCCGAGAGTACGCTCGTGTTTTAATTCCAGCTCCACCATTAGCTTCCCAACATAAATCATCGCATGCTCAGGATCAATAAGTGTTGCTTGATCGAATGAATCCGTTGCTCGATCCCATTCTGCAAACTCTAAAGCTAAAAATCCTCTTTTTACCAAAGAATCTAATGTCGTACCACTACTACTAGCAACCTCCCTGACCATCACTTCGGCTCTGCAATATGCACAAAAACATTTTTCTGTACCTTTATCTAGATGAAGATTACCCTTGCAATTAGGACATTCAATTGTAATAATTTCCATAGAAAACCACTCCTAACCCTGAAAATGCTTTAATGTCATTATACAGCATTTTCTAATAATCGTCTAGGTGCAATTTTCTATAAAAGTCATTTATGCTTATTCATATTCAATTGTCAAAGATCACATACTTCTTACTCTGCTTCAATCCCTGGAAGTGCAAATGCTCGCTTAAGTTCTTTAAGCTTTTTTCGTTCCTCGGATGCATGTTTACCTTTAGGGTAAGGCCTAGTCCGAATGTCAATAACCTGCTTTAATTTCGTCTCATCAGGCAAATCCCGAAGTAACATTTTAAACTTTCGCCAGTCAAGTTTTCCTCGCTCTGCCGCTAAATCCATCTGGTAAGCTTGCATAAATGACGTGAAAATATAAGATTCATCATGTCGCAAATCATAAGTAGGTTTCTGCTTTTCAACTGGCATCACATTTCCCTCAAGATCTACCAGCGCCTCTTGCTTATCATCTGAATGAATAAAATGCGCAATCAATCCCTCAAAAACCTTAGCCTGATCTTCCATCTCTATATCCAATTCCACCCCAAGCAAAGCATAAATTCCATAATAAACCTTCTGTCCATCGCTCAGACTAAGATCATTCATCATATCCAAAAGTAAGACAATGTTATCAAATGACATATCTACTTCATAAATCGTTCCCTCAATCTCAACTTCTGTTTCTAATGCCTCATAAATCATAGTGCTACTTCTTGTTAGTAACTTTAGTTACTGGCTTTTTTGGTTTTTTATCAACAATCTTTAACACCGAATTTGGTAGGACACGTGATCTAACCTCTTTCGAAAATTCTGTTACTAATTCCATAAACACGCCTAATAAAATACCAACATTCGGCGTATGCGCATAAAGTTGATCAAATGCACCCGCTCCCAATAATTCATCATACATCTGTGTAATCATCGTATGCAATTTTTCTTCATCTTCAAGATTTGTTTCATTCAATTGCTCTGCTTGCTTTAGAAATTCATTTAACTTTACTTGAAAAGCTTTCTCTTTCTCATCAGTCATATTAATTTCGAATTTGAATTCTCCAATTTCTACTGGAATTAATGTTGTCTTTAAATTTAGTTTAATTGCCATTTTATCTAATTCTCACTTTCATCTTAATTTGAGGAAAAGGGAAACACACAAGTGAATCCCGATTCCATTTGGTTGTGTATATTACATTATCTTGTGTTTTAAAATTTACAACTGTCGTAAGCTCAATCTAGTACACAATGTTTAGTTGCTACTAGATTGCAGTTACAGTTGGACGTTGGTCATACTGTAATGTACAAGAAAACTCTTCATGATCCTCTGCAGCTCCTGAACCTGCAACAATGCTTAATGCAGTCGCAACTCCGATTACTTCCTCAGTTCCATTTGAATCAACAATACGGTGCCATAATTTACGTGCATTTCCAACCTCACGCTTCATTCCAGCGATTAATGCTTGAGCTGGATCAGTCGCATCGAATGTTCCTGAAATATCCCATGACTCTTGAATTCCAATGATATCTGTTTGTACAGTTCCATCTCCTGCATAATCTGCAAACTCATCAGTCATATCGTCACTTCCATCAGTGATTTCAGTGATGAACTTTGCTAAAGGTAAGAACTCAGCTACTGCTGGTACAGCTCCTTCCCCTGTAAATGGTGCTACGAAATGTTGTCTTTTTGCATTTTTATTTCTCATGTTTTTCTCCTTTATCTAAGCCCTTTAGGGCTTTCGCCGTCTTTAAGGCTTTGCCATCTTGGCTTTTTTTATTGTTTTTTGATTTATTTATTTACACAATAGTTAAATCAACGATCAGTATTGATGTGTAATAGAAATAGCCATCCTCACTTGCTTGGAATACTGGCAATTGATTAGTTTCTAAGTTAAGTAAAACTTGCTCTTTCTGTTGGTCGTTCAAGAATTTACCAAGGCCACTGAGATGATTCATAACCTCACATAACACCTTGAAAGCAACTTCTTGATCTTTTGATTTGATGCTAATGGAAAATGGTAGACGAATGTCCATCATTCCATTCATATACTCATGGATAACCTCTGAACCTTCAGTTGGTTTGATCATTAATGAGGGTTGCTCATCAAAGACACCGATAAAGATGGGATAATCCAACTCTAGTTCTTTAATGTAATCCACAAGCGTATAGATAAAATTTTTCATGCCTTCTGCTCTCCTTTAATTTATTGCTCGGGGTCGAGCTCTAAATTAACTCAAGCTCAACACTCCAAAGTTTATCTTCAAATGGCTCATTTACTTTCACAACTTTGTTGATCGTATAAATACCATTTTTGGTTACGACTTTTGATCGCCGTTTGAATTCGAGAAATGGGATTGTGTCACTTGCGTAGATAAAAGCAATTGCTTTACATACAACACGACTTAGCCCTGTTGATACAGGTACTGTTTCAAGTGTTTCATCAATCCGAACATTTTGAATGGTGATCGGATCTTTGTAACTTGAGGTTGCCCATGTATCTTTTTCTTTGAATTCATGGTAGTCAAACGATTGGTTTAACAAACGTGGGTTGATTCGGAGTGCCATTACACATCACTCCTATCAAGTAAGCCAGTTTCGTCTAAGTAGAGGTAAATATCTGGACAGACAATTGATTTTGGAACAGTCGT